AGCTCCCAAAGCTGAAGGCGAAAAACTTACCAAAGAACAGCGCGATGCCCGCGACCTGCATTACTACATGAACGGACAGATTGACAAACTGTCGCCCGAAGCACGCGCAAACGTACAAACCACTACCACAACCGGTGGCGGATACACAATACCTGTTACATTATCGAGTGAACTGGAAGTGGCTATGCTGGCTTACGGCGGATTGCTCCAGGCAGGGCGCAGGCTTAATACGGCAACCGGCGAACAGATCAACTGGCCTACCGCTAACGATACTGCTCAAAAAGCATATTTAATCGGTCAGTCAACCAGCGCAATTACTTCAGCCGAAGCATTGGTATTTGGCACCAAAGCACTTAACGCGTATAAATACACATCCGGATTGATCCAGGTGCCTAATGAATTGATTCGCGACAGCAACCAGAACCTTCCTCAGATACTTTCCGATTTCTTCGCCGAGCGCATGGGTCGCGGGTTGAACTATGCTGCTACTTTGGCCGACGGATCAAGCAAGCCACAGGGTTTGTTCCACACATCGGGCGGAGCAGCTACTTACGGAACAGGTGTTGCCGGCACTGTTATCACACGCCTCAATATCCTTGATTTGCTTCACTCAGTAGATCCGGCTTACCGTAATACACAGAATCCTAAATGCGGATTTATGATGAACGATAGCACGCTGAAAGCCATCAAAAAACTGGTTTTGGGTGCTTCTGATAACCGTCCTGCTTACCAGGTTAGTCCTATTGTTGGTGAAGCTGATACCATCGAAGGATATAAGTTCTTTATTAACCAGGATATGGCCAGCATCGGTAAAGGCGCACGCTCGCTCGGTTTCGGTGATTTCAGCAAATTTATACTTCGCTACATCGGCGGACCGCGTATCCTTCGCTCAACCGAAAGGTTTATCGAACTCGATCAGCAGGGGTTTGTAATGTTCCAGGAATTTGACAGCGAATATATGAACGCTGGCACCGACCCGATCAAGGTTTTACTCCATAACGCTAACACCTAACTTGTACATGTGATATGCCGGCAGAGCAATCTGCCGGCTAACTCACTAAACTAATCCTCACTATGTCGGCAATCAGAACCATAACAGCAGCAACCACATACCCGGTAATATTAGCCGAGGCTAAACTTCATTTGCGCGTGGATGGCAACGAAGAAGATGCGCTGATTACCGCACTGATAGCCGCTGCCACATCACAGGCTGAGGATTATACCTGGCGCACGCTGATGAGTACCGTTTTCGAATACTTTGACGCTGATTTTCACGGTGAAATTGATATTGATACTTATCCGGTTTCAACCATCGATTCGATAAAATATTACAATACCAGCAACGTACTCACCACGATAAGCGCAACTGAATACGAATATAACCTGAATGTAAGTCCTGCCACTATCCGCCCGAAAAGCGGGTACTACTGGCCATCGCCAGCCATCAGATACGACGCTGTGATCGTGCGGTTCACAGCAGGATACGCAAGTGCGGCACTGGTACCGGCAGCCATAAAGCAGGCCATACTTATGATTATAGGGCATTTGTATGCCAACCGCGAGGATGTGGTAACCGGAACACAGGTTAACACCATGCCGCAAAGCTCGAAATACCTGCTTAATCCATACCGTGTAAACCGGTTTGTATGAAAGTACTGATTTATTTCGCGGTTCACCGGCGCATTGAAATACTAAAAATTTGCCTGCAAGGGATTGCACGCTTAAAAAAATACAGGAGTGATATTGAAATTAGTTCTTTGGCAGTTTGCAGTACACGCGAGGAAGCTAAACTTTTAAAGGCAAACGGATGCCATGTAGTTATTACAGAAAATGAACCTTTAGGCAGAAAGAAAAACACGGGATTAAGGGAAGCCTTAAAACAGGAATTTGATTACCTGATGGAACTGGGATCCGACGATTTGATTCACAACAGCCTGCTCGATATTTACTTTCCGCTGATGCGCGATGGAGTTGATTTTTTCGGGGTGCGTAAAGTTATGTTTTACGATACGCAATCCGCAAAAGTGGCGCAATGGGAAAACGGTTTCCCGATAGGTGCCGGCAGGTGCATACGCCGCGGAGTTATTGAACAGGTAAAAGCGAAAGTAAAAATCCGGATAACGCAGCACTTTGCCAACCAGTATATGCTCGGGATACCGGGTAAAATAATGGTTGTTGATTATGCCACGGCACACGATTTAATAAACTCGCACATGGCCGAAAAAGTGGAACAGGTGGAAGAACTGAAGTTGTGGGATGATCATAAAATGTCGGGCATGGATAACAACAGCATGCTGAATATTTGCGGCAGCGGCTTTAAAATTACCACCGTGCCTTCCGAATACTGGCAGGTACTGGATATTAAAAGTGCTGAAAATATAAACACTTTTGACTGGTTCGATTCTGTTAATTACGATGTACTGAAACACTATCCGGTTGAAGCTGAAATGATAAAACGGTTATGAACACTTCGGGCAATAGTTTCTGGGTTGATGTGGATACACGCGAAGTGGAAGCCATGTTTAAACGATTAGCGTTAGCAGGATCTACACCTAAAGATATACAGCCGATACTTCGTAAGGCAGCCATACCGCTCAGGCAACAGGCTAAATCGGAAACACCTGTTAATAACAATTCGAACGGAGCCATACAGGCAACAGCGCGAAGGCATTACCAGGGCGGGAAGTTTAAAATAAAAGTACAAATTCACAAGCCCGGCAATTTACGCAGATCAATTGCCATATTTACAAGCAAACGCAATAAGTTCATCCTTTACGTGGGTAACTTAACAGGAAGGTCAAAAACATACGATGGATGGTACGGACGATTAATACATTCAGGATTTAAGGCAGGAGGAAAAACAACCGTGGCACCCAATCCATTTATGGATAAAGCATTTTCTAAAAAAAGCGGCGAAGTATTAAATATCATCACAACCGGATTACTTAATTTAATAAATAAAGCAGAAAATAAATGACAGTACAGGAAAAAATATACGCATTGCTTACACCCGTAATGGCACAAACCTACCCGGTTTATGCTCCGCAGGGTACCGTGGCACCGTTTATAGTTTTCGATATACTGTCAATAACACCTAATAAATCGAAGCAGCACACCTCGCATGTGGACGAAGTAACCGTGCGTGTAACCTGCTTTAATACTTCGCTGGCAGCTGCCGGCATAACAGGCGAATCCGTTCGCGCGGCACTGGATAACCAGCGCGATATCAGCAATAAAATCGACCGGATTACATTCGATAACGGGCAAAGCGATTTCGACGAAGAGTCAAAACATTATTACCATACACAGGATTTTAGCGTACGACAATGGAAATAGTACTTATTAAAAATACCGAAATAAACGGCATAAAATTTAAAAAATCCGACCGACTGAATGTAACCAACCAGGTAGGAAGGCAGTTAATTGCGGACAAGTGGGCGCGACCCTGGCCTAATATGATGGAAAAAATTGAAAACCAACTCAGTAAAATAATAAAACCTAAACATAAGGAGAACTAAAAATGGCAATGACAACAGACATTATTAACGGAACCGACCTTCTCCTTTATGTTGAAGGTGTAGCAGTAGCCGGCGCAACAACTCACTCGCTTACGCTTAACAGCGAAACACGCGACACAACCAACAAAGATACCGCCAAATGGCGCACCGTTCGCGGTGGACGCTTAACATGGGGTTTATCCGGATCCGGTATGTTCAGCTTCGACGCTACATTCGGACATGCTCAACTGATGGCTCTTTTGATTGCCGGAACAGTGGTAACGCTGAAATTCAGCACCGAGGTAGCAGGCAACACACATTACTCAGGCGAAGCCATCATCACAAAATGTGATATGGAAGCTCCAGACGGTCAAAATACCACGTACAGTTACGAGTTTGTTGGTTACGGACCGCTTGCTTCAGCCACAACAACCTAACGTATGCAGGCATTAACAATTAACGGACAGGAATACGCTGTAAAATTCAGTTACAGCGTAATCCTCGACTTTTGCGAAAAGCAAGGAATTGAACTGTACGAGTACGGCGAACAGATGGCTAAAATTAATTTTGACAAGCCAACAGCCCAGAGTGCTAAACTTACGGCATTGCTTATTCATTGTGCTATTTTACGCGGATGTGAAATCAATCATATTACATGCGATTTATCAGTAAATGATATTATCGATTCTATTTTCACAGAAGAAGGATTGCTGGCAAATGCCGTGCAGGCTATTGTAAACGATATGCCTGTAAAAAAAAAGGCGAAGGATCAGGAAGCAATGCAAGGATAACGCGCGACGATATCGAAGAACTGGCACTGGGGCAACTCAATATGAAGCCTGCCGACTTTTACGACCTGACTCCGCGCCAGTTCATGAATAAGTTGGCAGGCTTTCACATGCTGGAAAAAAGCCGTCAGAAGGAAGAATGGGAACGTACCCGCTTAACCTGGACATTTATCGCCAACTGGTCGGGGCTGCTTAAAACAAGTAAAACACCACAGGATATGATGAAGTTTCCGTGGGATACCGAAAACGCAAAGCCAAAACCTATAATGACTCGTGAACGCTTCGAACAGCTCAAAAAACGATACAACTAATGGCTAAGACGAATAAAGATATAATTGTACGGGTAGGTGCCAACACCGCCGAGTTTAATAAGGCGATGAAGGGTATCAATTCCAATATGATGGGCATGCAGAAAGGCATGGCTGATTTTGGAAATATGATAAAAGGTGCTTTATCGGTGGGTGTCATATTAGCATTTGGTAAAGCCTCGGTTGTGGCATCTGATGAACAGCGCAAAGCTAACGCACAGTTATTAGCTGCGCTGAATGGTCGGGTTGATGTGCAGGAACGCTTAATTGCACAGGCCGAACAGATCAGGCAGAAAACAGGTATCGACGATGCCGTAATTAACGAAGTACAGGCATTTTCGGCAGCACAGGGAAGAAGTGAATCACAGATTAAAAAGAAT